GGGTGATATTGAATGATGGTGATGATGTAGCGGCTGGAGATACAGCTTTAATTACTGATGGCATAGATGCAGATTTAGTATTTGCTCCTGGAGACGTAATACTTAAACATGATTCTGATACGGTTGTAGGAACTGTTAAATCTGTTAGTGCTAATCTAATAACACTAGAAAGTGGTAGTGGGGTAGCTATAGCAGATGACGATGAGTTAGTACATCAAAGTCCAATAAAGATAAGATTAGGGTTTCAATATTAAATAAATTAAATTAAATTAAATAAAATGGCAAAAACAAAAAAGAAAGCTGAAAAAGCTACAAAAATTACAAACGAAGAATTAAATAAAGTACAATCAGTAATTAACAATATTAATAGAGCGCAGTTAGAGATTGGATCTATAG